CTTAGAGGAGCTTTAGGAAGTGTAGTAAGAGCAGAAAGAAAATTAACATCAGGTAATAGAGATACTTTATACGAAGCAAATGTAAACCCAATTGCAACATTCCCAGGAAGTGGAGTTGTAGTATTTGGACAGAAAACTTTACAGAAAAGAGCAAGTGCTTTAGATAGAGTAAATGTACGTAGATTATTAATTGCACTTAAAGGATATATCACACAAGTATCAGATAACTTAGTATTTGAACAAAATACAAATGCAACAAGAAACAACTTCTTAGCAAATGTAAACCCATACTTAGAATCAGTACAACAAAGACAAGGATTATATGCTTTTAAAGTAGTAATGGATGCTACAAATAATACACCAGACGTAATTGATAGAAATGAGCTAGTAGGTCAGATTTATTTACAACCAACTAAAACAGCTGAATTCATTATTCTAGATTTCAACGTTTTACCAACTGGAGCAACATTTCCTGAATAAAAACAATAATTATAAATATTTATAATAAAATTATATAACAATGGCAGTATTAGACCCAAACGAAATATTTTATACAGCATTTGAACCGAAACAACAAAACAGGTTTATATTGTATGTAGATGGAATCCCTTCATACCAAATTAAAGGTATGGGAGCTGTTTCATTAACTCAAGGTACAGTTCAGTTGAACCATATTAACGTTGCAAGATACGTTAAAGGTAAAACACTTTGGAACACAATTCAAATGACGTTATTTGATCCAATTACTCCAAGTGGTGCTCAAGCATGTATGGAATGGGTTAGATTACACCATGAGTCAGTAACGGGTAGAGATGGTTATAGTGATTTCTATAAAAAGGATTTAACTATGAACGTATTAGGACCTGTAGGAGATATCGTTTCAGAATGGATTATCAAAGGGGCTATGATTACTGAAGCTAACTTTGGAGATTATAACTGGGATAATGAAAGTGCTGCTGTAGAACTACAATTAACAGTACAACCAGATTACTGTATCTTAAATTTCTAAGAAACAATTACATAACTTATCAAAAATTGCTTGGCTTCGGTCAAGCTTTTTTTTATATTAATATGTATAACTGATAAAAACGTTTTAACCAAATAAAGACTATGAGTGAATTTAAATTTCCAACCGAAGAAGTAGAATTACCATCTAAAGGTTTAATATATTCTAAAGACAATCCCCTATCAAGTGGTAAAGTAGAAGTTAAATATATGACTGCTAAGGAAGAGGATATTCTTTCCAACCAATCCTTTATTCAAAAGGGAGTAGTATTAGAAAAATTATTACAATCTGTAATTATAAATAAGGATATTAAACTTGATGATTTAATTGTTGGTGATAAAAATGCGCTTCTAATTGCTACTCGTATATTAGGATATGGTAAGGATTATGATGTTGAAGTTAAAGGACAAAATTATACCTTAGATATGTCAACTTTAGAAAATAAAGAATTTGATGAATCTGAATTTGAAGCAGGCAAAAATGAATTTAGTTTTACCACCCCAGCAACTGGTACAGTTTTAACTTATCAATTAGCTACGGGTAAATTAGAAAAACAAATAGATCGAGAATTAGCAGGTCTTAAAAAAATTAACAAAGAAAACTCCTCAGAACTTACTACAAGATTAAAATATCTAATTACATCTGTAGATGGTAATGAAGAAAAAAAAGAAATTAGAGAATTTGTAGATAATAGATTCTTAGCAAGGGATTCTAGAGCATTTAGAGATCATATTGCCTCTACTCAACCCGATGTAAACTTATCCTATATCTTGGATAATGGAGAGGAGGTGACCATACCAATTGGTCTAAACTTTTTTTGGCCTGACTATAACTAATGCCCCTGAGGCACGTTTAAATCTTTTTAAAATGATTCACCAAATACTATTTCATAGTAAAGGTGGATATGATTATCCCTCTGTTTATAATATGCCTATTTGGTTAAGAAAATTCACTTACTCAGAAATAAAAGATTTTTATGCTGAAGAGAAAAAATCATACGAAAATGCCAAAAGTGGAGGTAAAGGAACTAAAAATCTAATTAATGCTGACGGTAAAGTTAATACCCCTGCATTTACCGAAGCATCTAAACCCTATAGAGGTAAAACAAGTTATAAGTAACCATATTTATAATAAAATACCATTGTGTCTAAAAAACAAGAAGAAACAGCTAAAACTATAAAGGAATTAATAGCGGATCAAAATAGGCTATTTAAAGAACAACTTCGTATTGTTAAAGAACAAGCGGGTATTGAATCTGACTTATTATCTGATCAACAAGATATTTCTAATGTTATTAAAGACCAGATAACCAATTTAAAGTTTCAAAGAACAGAAAAGTCTTTACTTAGAAAAATTACTAATGATATAAATAAAATCTCCCAAGAATCCTATTCTATAGGAAAAAGACAATTAGGGGTAGATAAACAAAGTGAAATTTTTAGTAAACAAAAAGTTAGTTTAGAACAAAAAATTAGACTTTTAAAACAACAACAAGCTAAGTTTGGTAAAAGTCAAAATGAATTAGACCAAGATATAGCACAAACAATTAAACTACAAGTTGATGAAGCTACTAAATTAAAATTGCAAATAGATGGTATAGTAGAATCTTCACAAAGAATTAAAGATAATTTTGGAGTTAAAACATTTGGAAATTTAGCTACTGCCGTAAAATCCGTTCCAGGAATAACAGCTTTTTCTGCCCCTTTTGAGGCTGCATCTGAGGCAGCTTTAAATACCTCTCAAGATATAGAACATTCTCTTAAAACTGGAGAGGGTTTAACTAAAGATATGGTTAAAAAGCTTGGTTTAGCCGATAAATTAAAATCAAAGTCTGGAGAGACCCTAGCAGGTTCAGCTGCTTCTAAAAAATTCGATAAACTAGGTAAACCTGATGGTAAAAAATTACTAGGTGTTATTGATAGAAAAGGATTTATGTCAGCTATGTCTGGTATTAAATCACTAGCTAAATCCTTAAAAGCCGCCTTAGCTCCTGCAGTTTTACTAGCTGAACTGTTAAAGGCTGTAATTGCTTCAGATGCAGCAGCGGGTGAAATGGCTAAGAGTATGAACATGACATATGCCGACTCTGTAAGAACCAGAGCTGAACTTACCCAAATGGCTAATTCGCAGTTAGATATAACTGATATGTCTAAAGGTAATGCTGTTACTACTGCAGGTTTACAAGAAACCCTTTTAGTTATCAATAAAACTCTTGGTACAGGTACAATGTTAAGTGAGGATATGCTAGTTCAGTTTACTCAAATGAGAAAAATGGCTGGGTTTACTAATGAAGAGCTAATGGGTATTGCTTCTATTTCATTAGCTACTGGAAAAGATATGGAGACCATTACAGGTGAATTTATGGCTCAAGCTACCATTTCAGCATCCCAAAACGGAGTACTTTTAAATGAAAAAGACTTATTAAAAGATATAGGAAAGGTATCAGCTGCTACTACATTATCATTTGGTAAAAACCCGGCATTAATAGCTGAGGCTGTAGCTACAGCTAAGTCCTTAGGTATGGAATTAGATAAAGTAGATGCCATAGCAAATAGTTTACTAGATTTTGAAAGTTCTATTGCAAATGAATTAGAAGCTGAATTATTATTAGGAAAAGATATTAATTTAGAAAAAGCAAGACAAGCAGCTTTAAATAATGATTTAGCAACAGTAGCAAAAGAAATATCTAACCAAATAGGTGATTCTGCAGAATTTTCTAAGATGAACAGAATACAACAGGAAGCCTTAGCTAAATCTGTTGGTATGAATAGAGAAGATTTAGCAAAAACCTTATACGTACAAGAACAATTAGTAGGTGCTACAGGTAAACAAGCAGAAGAAAAAGAAAAATTAATTAACGCCAGTATAGAGGCAATAGGATTAGAAGCAACCCAGAAAAAATTAGCAGACGAGGGAGTTGATGGTTTAAAAAACCAACAAAGTCAAGCAGAAAGGCTTGCTAATACAATAGATAAATTAAAAGAAGTATTTGTAACTTTAGCAGAACCTATTTTAGCTGTGGGGATGGCATTGACTCCATTAATTGAAGGTATAGGATTTATAGTTAGTGGTATAATGCATGTATCATCTTTAATTGGGGGATTTCTTGGAAAACTGAAAGAAATGGGAGCACTGGGTACAATTGTAGGTGGGATATTTGCTGTTTTAGCCGCCGCCTTAGCATATGGAGCTTTAGCTTGGATTCCTGTTGTAGGACCTGTTCTAGGTCTAGCAGCAGGAGCAGCTATAATGTCTGCATTTTATAACGCTTCTTCAGAGGCAGAAAGTGTAGGTGATATGTTTTCCTCCTCAGGTAGGACTATGGTTTCACCAGCAGAAGGAGGATTATTTGAACTATCAAAGAATGATGAATTTGCTGCTGCACCGGGATTAGGACAAATGTTAGCAGGAGGAAATACTTCACCTAATTCACAACCAGAAACAGTACAAAATAACACAGTTGTTGAAAGTAAAACAGATATGAGTACAACAAATGCCCTATTAGAAAAAATATTTAAGAAGACACCAGAAATGTCTCCTTTAGGTATGTACGAAGTACAATAATTTAATATTTATAATAAAACAAACAATTATGAGCTTATTAAACAAATTAATATCAGGTCAAGCTTCAGCTACAAGTCTGAATGGGTCAACGCCTAGTACACCAGAATTTGCAACGTCTACTTTACATAGACAATATTCTACCATAGGAAACCCAGATGCAGCAAATGTATCTCCAGTAAATGGAGTTTTACCTCCACCATCAACATTAGAGTCTCCAGCAGCACCTACAAGATATTTGGATAATCTTCCAACTTAAAAGTAGGATATGGCATTAGTTAACTTAACAACCAATCTTAAATCTTTAAGATATGGTAAGGATACAGTTGGAGGGGGTAATAGTAACCAACCCTATGTAAAAACATCAATTCCGGAAGACCTTTCTGATGTAGGAAGAACAGGTGGTCCAGATTTTTTACTAAGAGGGGGTACACTATTACCTAAGATTGTAGTTAACGATGTCTCAAGGATGACTAAAATGTTTTTCGATTTTAAATCTCCTAGAGGACCTTTATTCATAGCAAAACAAAATTTATTATCTTTAACTAACGTTAGTTCTCAAGTAGGATACGTAGTTGCAAAAGAGGATGCGGTAGTAACCCCATTGGGTGGAGGTACAGCTATTGGTAATCTTTTACGTAGTTTAGTACCTCCCTTAAATCAGGGTATATATACACCTTTATCTACAATAGGTCAAGCAGCAGGTAATGCTATAGGACTTCATTTAGATAAACAGGGTTTAGGATTTAATTTTAAAACTACAGTTGGATCTCCGGATGGAAATTCTCTTTTAGGTTTACCTACATATTTAAATACTATTCATACTAATGCAACTGATGGTCCTAAAAGTAGACTATATGGTTTTCTTGGTTTACAAAATAATGTACCTTTAGCTACCTTTGGTAACAGTCCTACCGACTTATATTCATATTCAGGAGGGCCAGGTGCTACTTTAGGTGTTGGTAAAACTAACATTAGGATGCCATTAGACCAAAGAACGGGTGTTAATAATCCTTTGACTAGAAAAATAATAGAATCCAATATAGCAGGTCCTAAATATAGAATAGGCTCGGCATTTAGGCAAGTTCCTAATTTTGAAGCTATAGTATTTAATGCTCGTAACCCTGATAATCCTTTTCCTCTTAGTGAAACACGTATACAAGGTGGACAAGCTATAACTTATACAAGCCCAAATAGAAATTTTTCACCAACAGTTAATGATGAAAACCTATCAGATAAAATTAATAATGATAAAGTATATAGAATAGGAGCTTCTGCTGCCTTTTTTAGTAATGATTATAATGGATCATCTACCTTTTTAAATCATTTTAATTCTAGTGGAACATCTGTACATAATAGCATTTATAATAACTCCCTTAATCCTTATAACTTAGAAACAAAACTTGATAATGTAGGGTTTAAGAGTGGTGTTGGTAAGGGTGGTGGAACTGTACCTAGACAAGTTTGGACACAAGGGGATATAGAATCTGCAACACCCTTTTCTACAACAGGTAAATCTGATAATATTACAGATTTTAGAAAAATAGTAGCAAAAAATGGAAGCCAACAAATACCAGATACTTTACCTTACACCTCAGAGCATAAAATTGAACAGAGAGTTAATTTAGGGAATCCAGGTAAAAGAGCAAATAGAATAAGTTATACTATTGGTAGACAAGAATTAGGACAAGATTTAACAGTATCACAAAATTCTGGTTATAAACAAGCTTTAGATAAAATTAATGCTTTACCTATATATCAATCAAGTTCACCTACCACAGATACTATTAAAAATGATTTAGTAAAATTTAGAATTGGAGTTATATCTAATTCAAACCCTAATCTAAAAACATATATTCATTTTAGAGCTTTTATTGATAGTATGAGCGATAATTTTACTGCTGAATGGCAAGATCAAGCATATATGGGTAGGGGTGAAAAATTTTATAAATACCAAGGGTTTGATAGACAAATATCTTTATCTTGGACTGTAGCAGCTCAATCAAAACAAGAATTAATACCAATGCATCAAAAGTTAAATTACTTAGCTTCGGTATGTGCCCCTGATTATTCACCAGAGGGTTATATGGGTGGAAACTTAATATCATTAACAATAGGTGGTTGGTGTTATGAACAAGTTGGTATAATGAAGGGGTTAAATTTAGAGATTCCAACAGAATCACCTTGGGAAATAGCTCTTCCTGATGAAGGAAATAAAGCCTTTGCACAAGATGGTTCAACTATACTAAGTGATGCTTCAGTTAAAGAATTACCTATGATAATTAAAGTTACTGGGTTTACCTTTATACCAATCCATGATTTTGTACCTAAAGTACAACAAAATTTCTTTCCACTTAAAAATGGTCCTGAACTAAAAGGAGGTGGAACATTCGTTGGAGAATACGGACAAGAGCAGTATATTGGATTAGCAACAACAGGGGGTAAAAATAACTACTCAGGTGGTAAAGGTAATATTAATTATGTTCCCAGTAGAGTAGATGTTGTACCCACTAGTACTCTAAAATCTGATGGTATTAATTTTAATTCATTTTCAAGTTTTGAAACACCTAATTTATTAATATAATGGGAAGATATACAAGAAATAGAATATTAACAAAAACCGACCCAAACGGGACTAGAGGTATAAGATATTATAGGGGCGTAAAATACCCTGAAATTGCTTTATCCCCGGATGACATATATGTTTATGCTGAAGCGGGAGATAGGTTTGATATTTTAGCTAATGAGTACTATAGTGATCCTTCCCTATGGTGGATAATATCAACAGCAAATGGTTCATTCCCACAAGATTCATATTATTTACCATTAGGAATACAAATTAGGATACCAACTAATATCGGTGCTATACAAAGTGCATATAATAAATTAAACGGTTTTTAAGGATGAGTATAATAGGAGAAACAATTGATGGGTCTGTTGCACTCCAAATTGGAGTAAGACAAAGAACATATGGAAAACAAAAAAGGGATAATACTGATCTTACTAGATTAAATAATACTAATACTTGGTTAAAACTTGCTTCATCAGTAAGAGTTATAGCTCAAACCCAGGCAGAAATAGATGCTTCTACTGATGATAACAAAGTAAAATCCGTTCCCAATTATAATTCCAATACGGGAAAATGGGAAGAAGAAGAAAAAAACATTAGTCAAGGAGAACAAAGATTAAGGGACATAGGATTAGATAATACAGCTACCTTTACAGGGAATCAATTAGCAAAAAAAGCAGTTTTATTTAACACCCTTTCAGAATTAAGCCCATTAGGTAATTCTTATATTTCTAGGTCTGGAGTATCTAAAACTAACAGTTTATGGAATAATAGTAGTTATGGTTTGGGAGGAACAAATTTTGGTCTTTCCCCAGCCCCAGGCTTAATCTCAGCTAAAATTGATTGTAAAAACCGAGGTTCAATCCGAGAAGCAACAGTAGAATTAAAAGCTTATAATTTATTTCAATTTGAGTTAATAGAACTTTTATACCTGAGATTAGGATACAGTATGTTATTAGAATGGGGGTGGGATAAATACTTAGATAGAAATGAAAAACTACAATCCACAGGAAATACTTTAATAGAAGATTTATGGTTTGAAGATTCAGATAGTAGTTATCGATCAATTATAAAAAAAATAGCAGAATATAGAAATAAATATGAGAATAATTATGATGGATTCTTAGGGAAAGTAGTTAATTTTGACTGGAGCTTTCAACCCGATGGTACTTATAATATAACATTAAAATTAATTACGATAGGTGATGTTATTGAATCTTTAAAAGTAAATTTACCATCTTCACTTACAACCCCCGCAAAATTAGATGCAGTAATTAATAATGGTAATTCCTTTTCAAATACCTTACTGGACCTAAAAAGTCCTATTGTTAATAATGCAGGATCATCTACATTATCTCTTGACTTATATAATGATATATCTTCATCCAAACCTGAAAAATGGTGGGCATGGAAAGGTAATTATTTTTCATGGTTTTTAAATTTAAAAAATTCTAATGAATTTACAATAGTACCAAATGAAGAAGAAGAGAGTGATGATGAGGCAGATCAATTTCCTCCTACAGGGGTTGATGCAAACAAATACACATATTTTTTAACTTTTAGTGCTTTACTAGAAAAATTAAACAAACTATGTGTTCCCTCCTTAAATGGAACTAAGGTATTAGA